CGCTTTAATTTCACAAGTAAATGCAGGTTCTGCAGTACAATCATTTTTAGCAGGTAATCTTAATGCAGGTTTGAGCACTATATCAAAAGGGGTTCAATCCAATAAGCAAGCAATCATAAAAACTCTAATAGGTAGTATGGTTGCCAAGGTTGCAGTTAAAGCATTATCACGGGGATCACCAGTATTGGCATCCCTGGGACCAATAAAAGTGAGGGCATAAAATACACATGAGCATTGTCGTAACGAGGACTTCGGCTGCACTTTCTGCAACGACCAGTTTTCAGAGCATGACTAGCCAGTTCGCGAGTTCAGGCTTGAGTTTGGTAGTACCAGCCGGAGTATCGCAAATCAGTTCTATATCAATGGGTGTTAGTACCGTTGGAACTGGGGCGGATCTCTGCTCAGGATTTAAAATAACTGGAACGGCGCTTACTCAGGGTGATGCCACGTTTATGGGACCTGCAATCGCGCAGGCCGCAAGTGGTGGTACTGGAGTAGCTAACTGTGTTACACAAGAAAAGACCGCCCTGGGCGTGACTTCTGGTAATACCCTGGATATTCAAGTTGCTGTAACAACTGCAGCCACAATCGACGCAAGCTGCACGATCCAGTTTGAATAAATTTAACCATGCCTGAAGGCGTTGGTTATGGACCGCAAAATACTGTATCCTCAGGTTTAAATCTTAACGTTATTGGTAGTCAAGCCTATGCGTATTCAGGTTTATTCGATTCCACAGGTACGTTGGTTACTTATCTAAATTTTACCACAGGTGCTTATCTATTTGTGGGCGAACTTACGGTTATTGGTGGAATAAAGAATACTGATGCTAACCTTTCAAGTGGGAATTTTTCAGCCTTTCGTCTTTCGTTTAATGAACAAGAGATTCTTTATCATAAAGTAGATACTACGCAAGAAGGGCAACCTTCTGCGGAAACTATCAATATAATCATTCCACCATACACATTAGTCACAGTCAAATGCGTAACCTCCACGAATGATTCAACCCTTCAGCAGTCTTGTGAAATAATGGGTAAGATATACAAATGACACTTTCGACGGGGCCGAGTCTTAATTTCTTTGGGGATCATATGTTTGCCTGGAGTGGTCAGGAATCCTTAACCGCAGGTGGCACGATCCTTTTGGACTTTATCTCTCCTAATAGGTTTTACACTGTAGTCACAAACGTATCGTTCGATTATAGTGCGTGCCTGGCAGGTGATGTTCTAAGCTGGACACTTCAGGGAAACGAGGAGGCGTTACATGTATCGAAGTTTATCATCATAAACGCTGGACTCGGGCCCCAATTCCCAAATCTATACTATACAATTCCACCTAACACAGGAATGAAGATTCTGGCACAAGGGCCTAACGGATCTATGACAGTTGTCCTTGAAGGTAAAGAGGTGCAGTAATGGCGACAGAGAAAGAAAAAGTCCGCTTTTTAATGTCTGTGATAGATGATCTCTTGGAACCTAGAGAGTTTGGACAGTTTAAAGAATCACGGAAACCAAAACCAAAGCGCAAACTAAGCGCCTGGAACAAATACGTTAAAGCGAATTCCAAGAAGCCACGCTTCCGATTAAGATCGGGTTCACCTAATCTAAAGAAGCTTGCAGTAGCGTTCAGGAAAACCCCTGCAGGGCGAAAGAAGAGGCGCTAAATGCCCTATGCATTGATTCCCGACGGGTTTACACTCAAGAAGGTAAATCAAGGAGAACTGGAGGCCGTTAATCGCCACAATAGGGCCCTCGCTATCAGACGCTTTACAGGTTCACAGAACAGTAGTGTGATTTTTTTGGTTGCAGCTGCGGTTGGTCTTTACTTTGTGGCAAAACAAATTAAGATCCCTGGCTTTAATGTACTTGATTCGTTCGCTCAAGCATTCCCACAATTATCAGCGGCATTAGGCATTGCACGGAAAACAGATATGACTCCAGAACAAGCAGCTAAAATAAGAAGTTGGGTCATAGAAGGCGCAGGTCCTGACGCTCCAGTACTTATGCAACTGTTTTTCCCAACCCCTGAAGACAAAGCAGCAAAGAAAGAAGGTCAAGAATCTCTTTTCAGGCAGTTTGGAATATGAATTTAGGCGCTATAATTGCATTGTTGAAATTGGCACAGGATGCCGAAATAACTAAACCTGCTTTCAAAAGTATTGTAGTACGTCCGACCTACGCTAAGGAAACTGCATTGACAAGGGCTAAAGAAGGTCTTGGCCTGTAGTGGTTATTTCAGCATTAGAACTATTGGGGTACTTTATTGCCTGGTCATTATTCTATTTTGGAATAAGTCATTATATCGCCAAACTTTCTAAAGATAAATGGGTCGAGTGGGCAAAGTCTACAGAAAGTGACGAAGACCTGTTAATTATCCTTGAACCGATCGTTGATGAGATTGAAGAACGAACTCACGGAATGCTTGAAACTTTCCAATCTTCTTTTTTTGGTTCCCTGGGCGCAGCCAGTAAAAAAATGGATGAGGCCACAGGCCAGAGTACAATCAATGCAATAACAAAAGACAACCCCATGATGGGGTTGGTTGCGGAGATGTTAATGAAAAGAAGTGGCCTAAAAGGACTCCTAAACACCCAGAACAGCCCCGAAATAGGGGTAGAACAGCCAAAACAGAGCACTAAGCTAGGCCTAAAATAGCCAGAATAATATTACAATTACCCTTTTTACTAGGTACGTAGGCTTCTAGAACTAGTTTTTGTTTTCTTTTCTTTTCTTTTCTTTATAGAAATAGTAATATTATTTATAGGGGTTCCCTATTCTTGATGTGGAGAGATAAATATGCAATATAGAAATTGTAACCTATGTCAAGAACCTCAAGAGATTACTCCTGAGTCCTTGATTGCCTGGGAGGATATGATACTCGTATCCTCTGGCTCACATACTGAGCCCTGTTTATGCACAGAATGTTATTGGAGGTTAAGGAAATAATGGGTAAAGTCGGAAAGACCTTCACCATTGATCATGAGCTCTATGCCTGGTTATCCAAGCATGCTGAGAAAGAGGGAAAGAAAGAATCCTATATTATCAATGCCATGTTAACCAATCTTAAACGACAGTTTGAGACATGGACCTGTTCAATATGTGGGGTGTCTAATGACCTTAAAAATATAAGTTGCTACACCCTTAGCGATGGTGACTTCTGTAAAGGAGTAAAACCAGAATAGTTAAATAGAGAATTCCCCTAAGAGGGGTATGGTCCGTAGGCGCAATAATAACAGACGTAGAAGAGCTCCCAGAACTTTTGGGATAAACGTGATCGAAACGGGAACGGCTCTCGCTTTAATTTCACAAGTAAATGCAGGTTCTGCAGTACAATCATTTTTAGCAGGTAATCTTAATGCAGGTTTGAGCACTATATCAAAAGGGGTTCAATCCAATAAGCAAGCAATCATAAAAACTCTAATAGGTAGTATGGTTGC